TCTTGTCGCTGAGGGAAATGACGCGGTACGGCAGCTTGCTGAGGTGGTACTCAAGCAGCGCAAGGCAGACAAGCTTGCCAACACGTACTTTAAAAACTTCCTTGAGGACAATGTTGGTGGTTTTGTTCATCCGTCAGTAAAGACGCTAGGCGCACGCACGTCGCGCATGTCAATTACTGCACCGGCGCTGCAGACCCTGCCTAAGGGTGACGATGTTGTGCGTCGGGCATTCTTGCCTAAGGACGACGAGCATGTTATCATCACGTCCGACCTTGACCAGGTTGAGTTCCGCATGTTTGCGTCGTTGTCTAATGACCCAAACCTGATTAGCCTGTTCCACAAGGCGGACGCTACCGGGTCTGATCCGTTCACTGAGATTGGTCGCGAGATTTATCAAGATCCAACAATGCAGAAGTCTGACAAGCGACGTAACCTAATCAAGGGAACAGTCTATGGGCGTCTATACGGTGCTGGTGTCGCCAAGCAAGCTATCACGGCTGGTGTCGCAAAGACGCTTATGCAGTCAGTTTCTGACTCGTTTGACAGTCGCTATCCTGGAATGGTGATGTTTCAGAAGCAAATTGAAGATGCGGGTATGCGTCGTCTACGCGCTGAGGGACAAGGCTACGTAAAAACCTGGACTGGTCGACGGCTTCCCTGTGACGAGGACCGCGTGTACACGCTGGTCAACTATCTCATTCAGGGAGGTGCGGCCGAGGTGTTTAAGTCTAACCTTGTGAAGCTTGACCAGGCAGATCTAACTGAGCTGCTAATCGTTCCAGTGCACGACGAGATTGTGCTCAACGCTCCACGCAAGGACGCCGAGGAGATCAAGCACATCGTTCAGCAGTGTATGACAACAACCGAGGGCTGGCAGGTGCCGCTTACTTCCGGCATCGATGGTCCTCTTGAGACGTGGGGAGATAAGTACTAATGCGTGTAATCTTAGCAGTTGACCCAGGCAAGGCGACTGGAATGGCGTTGTTCACAAAGCAGCCAAGCCAGGAGCCGGTGATGGTTTGGTCTATTGAGGTGCAGCAGCACGAGTATGCTCAGCCAATCAGACAGGCACTTGCGCAGTACCCTGACGCCGAGGTCGTGTGCGAGAGGTTTACCATCAACGCGCAGACTGTCAAGAATTCACAGGCGCCTTTCTCTCTTGAGCAGATCGGGATTCTTAAGCAGTGCCTGCTTGACATTGGGCGAGCAGCTGATGACGTCTACTTTCAGTCACCAGCAGATGCAAAGGCGATGTTTCCTAATCCCGCATTGAAGAAGCTGGAGTACTGGCATAAAGGTGGAGAGGGCCACGCGATGGACGCGATTCGCCACGGACTATTGCGCCTTGTAAAGACTGGTTGGAAGCCTGTTAGGTTACTTCAAGACTAATTTAGATACTAAGCAGAAAAAGTGATTTATTCTGAAAAAACATGATAGTATCAAAAGTATAAAGACGAAAGGACAGTGTTCATGCGTGCAGGCGTAGAGATCGATGACACAGGCAAGAATATAGTTATTGACACAGACTGGCGCTTCAAGGAGCTCTGTAAAAGTATCCCTGGAGCCAAGTGGGATCCAAAAAGTCAGCAGTGGCGAGTGCCAACATCGTGGGCAACGTGCCTTGCACTGCGGTCCACGTTCCGCGACGATCTGTCGATTGGTCCAGGTCTGGCTGCTTGGGCTGCCAACGAGCGCACCACGCGTGTCGACCCGGCAAACGCGTTACGCGGTCTTGAAACGGCCGAGGATGCCTCTAATGAGGACCTGTTTCCGCATCAGCGTGCTGGCGTCCAGTTTCTATCAGTAGCGCGCCGTGCCTTACTGGCTGATGAACCTGGGCTTGGTAAAACTGCTCAGGCGATTCGCGCGCTCAAGAAATCAAGAGACAACGGCGAGAATCCTTTTCCCGCTCTTGTTGTCTGCCCAAACACCTTGAAGAAGAACTGGGCTCGTGAGTTTGCGCGCTGGTGGCCAGAGGTAAACGTCACTGTTATCAAGGGCTCGGCTGCTCAGCGCCGTGTCCAGTTTGGCGACGGTGCTGACGTATACGTTATCAACTGGGAATCGCTGCGGTCACACTCGCGCTTGGCACCGTATGGCTCAGTAGCACTGGCGCGGTGCGTTTCCTGTGGTGGTCATGACGAGAAGGTTACGGAAAATCGCTGCGAGGTTCACCTGCGCGAGCTAAACCACATTGATTTTAAGGCTGTCATCGCAGACGAGATTCACCGCTCTAAGGATCCCAAGACAAAACAATCCAGGGCATTGTGGGCAGCAACAGGTGACGCGGACATGCGATTTGCCTTGACAGGCACACCAATAGCCAACAACGTCATTGATCTGTGGGCAATCATGCACTGGTTGTCCCCTGAGGAATGGCCAAGCAAGACACGCTGGATCGATCGCACCGTTGACACGATGATGAACGCCTTTGGTGGAATGCTTGTCCTTGGCGTAAAAGCCAACATGCAGGGCGAGTTTGATGCCATGATCAACCCACGGATGCGCCGCATGCTCAAGAATGTAGTGCTTCCCTGGTTGCCAGACATGATGTTTGAGCGGCGCGATGTGGAGATGTCCACAAAGCAGGCTAAGGCTTACAAGCAGATGCGTGATCTTATGATTGCTGAGCTTGATGGTGACGAGGCACTTACCGCACCAAGCGCGCTAACGCAGACAACGCGTCTGCTGCAGTTTGCAAGCGCGTACGCTGAGATTACTCTCGATGAGACAACAGGAGAACCACGGGTAAAGCTTACCGCGCCCTCCTGCAAGGTTGATGCGCTCATGGACGACATCAAGAGCGGTGACTTTGGCGAGGACAGTGTCGCTGTCTGTGCCGTTTCACGGCAGCTCATAGAGATCCTAAGCGCCGAGATGACAAAGGCAAAGATTCCGCACGGGCTAATTACCGGTGCGCAAAACGAGGACGAGCGTCAACAGGCCGTTGACGACTTCCAGTCCGAAAAAACAAAGTGGGTGCTGTTCACCGCGCAGGCTGGTGGTGTTGGTATTACACTGACTGCGGCAAGGCGTCTCGTCATGCTGCAGCGACCGTGGTCGCTAGTGGATCACAAACAGGCACTTGACCGTGTGCACCGTATCGGCTCAGAGATCCACGAATCCATCATCGTGACGGACTACGTCACCGAGGGAACAATCGAGGAGCGCGTCATCCAGGTCCTTGAGACAAAGGCTGACAACTTTGAGCAGATCGTTCGTGACCGCGACCAGTTGCTTGCACTACTAAAAGACGATAAGGCAGGTAAGCTCTAATGGCAACAGAATACCCGATCCGCGTCTCCAACTCTGAGTTGCAGACGTTCAAGGACTGCCGACGGCGCTGGTGGCTCAGCTACTACCGTCGCCTGCGACCGCTAAATGAAAACAAAACCGGTGCACTCGCGCTTGGTTCGCGTGTTCACAACGCGCTGGACATGTACTACTCGCAAGGAGTACCTCTTCTTGAGGCACACAAGCACTTCCTCGACATTGACCGTGTCAAGCTTGAGGAATCCTTCCAGGACACTTCCGAACTAGATAGCGAGGGTGAGCTCGGGCGTATCATGCTTGAGGGCTACCTTGACTGGATCGAGGAGAATGGCATTGATGCGGAGCTTGAGATGATCTCCACTGAGGAAATCATTGAGATGCCTCTCATGGATGGCAAGGTAATCCTGCAAGGAAAGATCGACATGCGCGTCCGGCGCAAGGCAGACGGCGTCCGCATGTTCCGTGACTTTAAAACGGTAGGTGGATCATTCACGGACTTCACCGCCCTTGCCCACATGAACGAGCAGATCCTTACCTACATGATGCTGGAGACGGCACAGAACAAGGAAGGCGAACGCTCCGAGGGTGGTATCTTTACCATGCTCAAGAAGGTAAAGCGCTCAGCTAACGCGCGTCCGCCCTTCTATGAGCAGATGGAAGTCCGCCACAACATCTTTACTCTACGCAACTTCTGGCAGCGTATTCACGGTACGATTACTGATCTAGTGAATGTGCGTGACGCACTGGACGAGGGAGCAAACCACCAGTTTGTTGCCTACCCTCATCCAACACGAGACTGCAAGTGGAAGTGCCCATTCTTTGCTGTTTGCCCTCTGCTCGACGACGGTTCCGCCGGAGAGCAAGCACTCAGCGAGTCGTACCGGGTCGCCGATCCGTACGGGTATTACAAGAACACCGATGAGAAGGGAAGTGAACAGTAACTATGGCAAACCAAGTTCAGAGATCACTAACTATAATGGTGTATGGCGAGTCAAAGGTCGGTAAGTCGACATTTGCCGTCACGGCACCGTACCCTCGTCTCATGCTTGATGTGGAAGGCGGCCACCGCTTCCTTCCGATCAACGTCAAGTACTGGGATCCGCTTCGCGAGGAGCCACCACAAGCTGATGGCACCTGGGACACTGTAGTCGTCAATGTTCGTGATTACGAAGTTGTCGTCAAGGCATTCCAGTGGCTTCAGTCTGGGCAGCACCAGTTCAAGTCCTTGATCATTGACTCCATCTCGGAGCTACAGGTTAAGTGCATGGACAGCATCGCGGGTAACGAGCAGATGAAGATGCAACAGTGGGGCGAACTTCTTCGCCACATGGGCGCGCTTCTTCGTGACCTTCGCGACCTCACGATGCACCCAACACAGGCGTTAGAGGCGGTTGTCCTTACCGCAATGGCTCGACCTGGACAGGACGGCCGCATGCGTCCGTACCTTCAGGGACAGCTTGCGATTCAGGCACCGTACTTCTACGACATTCTTGGCGCCATCAACGTTGAGACAGTACCAAACCAGGACCCCATGCAGCCTCCACACAAGGTGCGCCGCATGTACGTCGAGCGCACTGACGAGTACGAAGCAGGCGAGCGTGTGCAAGGACGTCTTGGTAAGATTGTTGAGCAGCAAGACCTCGGGGTCGAACGTATGCTTGACATGATCTTCGGTCCCAAGACTGAAGGTTAGCAACATCCCGACCAAGGTGGTCGGAGCGATGAACAAGAAGGAGAAACACCATGAGCTCACTCAACTGGGGTGACCTTGTAAAGGACGCAGGAGACGTAGGAAGCTACGAGCCTCTGCCCGACGGGGACTACGATCTTGTAGTTACCGAGGCAACCGCCAAGACTGCACAGTCTGGAAAGACCATGTTCGCCATCAAGGCGCAGGTACAGAGCGGGCCACACGCAAAGCGTTTGGTCTGGGACAACCTCGTCGTAACACCCGACAGCCCTGGTGCTCTCGGGATGTTCTTCCGCAAGATGGCCGGTCTCGGCCTGAACCGCGAGTTCTTCTCGCAGAACCCATCAAACGCACAGATCGAGGCTGCACTCCAGCAGCGCACGTTCCGTGCACAGATTGGTTCGCGCGTCTGGAACGGCTCAAAGAAGAACGAGATCAAGATGTACTACGTCGCTAACGCGGCAATGACATCTGCTGCACCTGCTGCCGCTGCTCCTGCACCGGCTCCTGCACCGGCACCCGCGCCTGCGCCCGTTGGCATCGCACCAGTTGCGGCTCCAATTGCGGCTCCTGCACCGGCGCCTGCTGCACCCGCTGAACCGTTCTAATCTAGAACGATCACGACTGGCCGCCGTCCGCAGAGTACTGTGGGCGGCGGTCCAGCACCAGAATAGGACAAAGATGAAAATCCTTATGACAGGATTCACGGCTCTCCAGATCAACACCGAGAAGCGCGTAATCCAAAAGATTGATGTTCCAGCGTTCATTGCAAAGGCGCTTACAGAGCTCGGGCACGAGGTTGATTGGCGCCGTGTAGACACCGGCGAGGATCTCTCTGGGTACGATCTTGCCTGGGTAAACCTTGCACCACTACACTCATTGAACGGTCGCCAGGGTGCGATGGGTTCTCTGTACGCTATGTCTTCTGGCATTCCCTGTGTCGGGTTCTTTGATGACTGGCAATTTAGCGCAGTGTTCAATGGCGCAAAGGCTCTTGTTCGCAAGCCTGCCATTCTCTACAAGCATCTGCTTGTCGGAACGGAACATCGCGGAGAGGAAGGCGCAACGTACTTTAGCCGCAAGGACATCGAGGCAGCCGTTGCGCGCATAGCCGAAAAAGATCCAGTCGCTGCTAAGAAGTGCAGCATTGAGCGTTACTACATGATGGACAAAGACGAGAAGATTCAGCCCTATGAGAAACAACTTGTGCAGGCTGCCGAGGACTTCCTAGACGCCCGCTGGGCGGCTGGTATGGTTCCAGTTTGTCCAATGTACGCGTTTGGTGATCGTTCCGGTGTGCGCAAGCGCATGCCAAAGGGCGTCGGTCCAATTGAGGCGCTTGATCCGTCCGCCGTTGTAAACAACACGCTGGCCGCGGTTACGCCTGCTAGTCCTGCGGATAAGGCGCGAGGATGGGTTCTAGGTGCGCTTATGCCGCACGATACGTGGCTGGAAAAGAAGAAACCAACCTGGCCTGTTGAGATTGTTGGCAGTCGCAAGCTGATTCGTCAGATGGGCGGACAGCGCTTTGGCACGGAACAGGAAGTACTGGAGTTCTACAACAAGTACTGGGGCATCTTGTCACCTCCTTACATGCATGCGGGTTCAGGCTGGTGGCGTTCACGCTTTATCTATGCCGCTCACATCGGTTCTGTTCTCATCACAGACAAGGGTGAAGGTGACCCGCTTGGTGACGCATACAAACTAACCATTACGGACGTCGAGAAGATGACTGCCCAGGAGCTTGAAGACGCCGCTAACGCACAACGCAAAGCGCTTATGCCGCTGCTTGGAACGTACGAGAAGTTCAAGGACCACGTCGCCGGAATAGTTGCTCGTGCCATAGCCGAGGACAAGGGTCTTAAACTCAACGCAGACGGCACACGAGCGTGAGTAACGTGTTGATCACTGGCATGACAGCCTCGCACACGTCTGAGGCGGCCAACAAGCGCACCATGTCATTTGCTGGTGTCGTATCACAGGCACTTGGTAGTAGCGGGCACACGGTGACAATAGGTGCGCCAGACATGCGGTGGACGCCAGACGACATTGCTAGGTACGATTCTATTATTGTTGGCGTTGCGCCTATCACAAGCATAACCGCGAGCAACACGTATGGCGGAC